CTTCGAGTACATCGACAGCTTCGATACGATTGTTGTCTGTTTCGATATGGACCCGCAAGGTAGAGAAGCATCACAACAGGTAGCAGAACTGTTTGGGTCTAAGGTTAAAGTCTTTAAGAACAATGGGAGTATCAAAGATGCCAGTGAGTATTTACAGAACAGTCGGGGTGAGTCGTTCGTTAAAGAATGGTGGAACGCTGAACGGTTTGTGCCTGACGGGATTGTGGATGGAAGTACTTTGTGGGATATAGTCAGCGCACCGATGGAAGACAGTCTAATCAACTACCCTTACAAGGGGTTGAATGACCTGACGTACGGTATCAGACCGAATGAGATGGTGATTGTTGCCGCCGGTTCAGGGCTTGGTAAGTCACAGTTCATGCGGGAGTTTGTCTACCACATCCTGAACAACAGCCAAGACAACGTGGGTCTGTTGTTCCTGGAAGAGACTGTTCGCACTACCGCCAGGTCGATGATGTCCTTACACGCTAACAAACTACTGCATCTGCCTACGACTAAGGTGTCAGATGAGGAACTCAAGCAGTCCTTTGATGCTACGTTAGGGACGGGTCGATTGTTTCTGCTAGATAGTAACGGTGAGTTGGATGGTGCTAAAATCATAAAGCGTATTCGGTACATGGCTCTTGCGCTAGGGTGTCGTTATATCTTTCTTGATCACATATCAATTATTGTTGCAGGAGCACAGCGAGGGTCAGAGAGAGAAGCATTAGAAGAGATCATGCGGGACCTTCGTATCCTAGTAAAAGAAACCGGGATATGTTTATTCGGTGTCTCCCATCTTAAAAGACCTGAAGGTAAGGGTCACGAGGAGGGAGCGTTAACCAGTCTAGCGCACCTCAAGGGGTCATCGGCACAGGGTAACGTAGCGGATATTGTTATAGGTCTTGAGCGTAACGGTCAGCATGAGGATGAAGAAGAAAGGCATACCACGAAGGTACGTGTCCTGAAGAATAGATTCAGTGGGCTTACTGGTCCTGCCTGTCGGTTGCTATATAACAAACAAACGGGTAGGATGGTGGAAAGATTTGATGAGGATGCCCTGTGAAAAGACTATCAATTGACATTGAGACTGACGGACTGGATGCCACCAAAATCTGGTGTGCTGTTACGAAAGACATAGATACAGGCGAGGTAAACACATGGCTAGAAGCAACAGGGTTACGCCAATACATAAACGAGCAAGACCTATTGATTGGGCAAAATATAATTGGGTTCGACTTACCTGTATTGAACAGGCTGTGGAATTTGAATACGGAATCCAACCCGTTAAGAGACACGTTGATCATGTCAAGGTTATTAAACCCCGTCCTAGAAAAAGGACACTCCCTCGATTCATGGGGCGAGAGGCTAGGGCTAAAAAAAGGGGACTTCAATGACTTCGGTGGTGGATTATCTGAAGACATGGTGGCGTACTGCATTCAGGATGTTGAAATTAGTCATTCATTATTCACACATCTTGATGCTGGTCTACTGGACTGGGGTAAGTCAGTTGACCTTGAGCATGAGGTCGCTGTTGTCGTTAAAAAGCAAGAACAAAACGGATTCAAGCTAGATGTACCGAAGTGTATGGTGATGCTTGCTGATTGGCAGCAAACTCTTATGGACATTGAAGAAGAGTTGCAACAAGTCTTTCAGCCTATCACTACGCAGAGGTTTAGCGACAAGACAGGTAAGCAATTGAAGGATAAAGTAGAAGTATTTAACCCAGGAAGCCGTAAGCAAATAGCGGAACGCTTGATGAGTCTTGGTTGGAAACCTAGGAAACACACAGAGAAAGGCTCGGTGATTGTCGATGAGAAAGTATTACAAACTGTTAAAATCCCTCAAGCTAAACCTATTCTACGATATCTACTCCTTCAAAAACGGGTGGCTCAGGTTAAATCGTGGGTTGAAAATGTATCTGAAAGGGGACGGGTACATTGTCAGGTCAGAACCAACGGAGCGATCACGGGACGAATGACACACAGCAAACCTAACCTTGCTCAAGTACCTCGTGTTGGTAGTGAGTATGGTGAGGAATGTAGGTCGGTGTGGATAGTAGATGAAGGCAATGTACTACTCGGTGCTGATGCAGCAGGCTTAGAACTCAGGATGTTAGCGCATTACATGGACGATCCTGCATACACCAGAGAGATTCTTGAAGGTGATATCCACACAGCTAATATGAAGGCAGCAGGGCTTACTGATAGAGATCAAGCCAAGACGTTTATCTATGCGTTTCTCTACGGTGCTGGGTCTGCTAAGATTGGGGCTATCGTGGGTGGTCATGAACGTGAAGGTAAGCGGTTGATTGATAGCTTCTTAAAGAACACGCCAGCCTTGCAGAAGCTGAGAGATAAGGTCAGTCGGTTAGCTGAGAAGGGTTGGCTCCCTGGATTAGACGGACGTAGGTTGATTGTTCGTTCACAACACGCTGCACTGAACACGTTACTTCAGGGTGCGGGTGCAATTATTATGAAACAAGCGTTAATTATCTTGAACAGAAAGTTAATTCATGCTAATATGGATGCTCGGTTTGTTGCCAATGTACACGATGAATGGCAGATAGAGACAACCGAACAGGATGCGGAAACGGTTGGACACTTTGCAGTACAATCCATCCGTCAAGCTGGAATCCGTCTAAAGTTACGCTGCCCATTAGACGGGGAATTTAAAGTAGGACTAAACTGGGCAGCTACACATTAATTAAAGGAAATTAAAATGAAACCAGTAAAAGTAAAAGGTCAAGTCTTTTGGTCACGGCACAGCGAACCTTACGATGATGGTAGGTACGGTGTTGACATTGGGCAATTGTCAGAAGCAGCAGTAGAGAAGTTGCAAGACGAAGCCATGCTTGATGTGAAACATAAAGACACTCAGCAGTTCTATGTAACCTGTAAGAGTAACTTTCCTATTAAGATGGTGGACTCTGAAGGCAATGAGATTGAAGGTAAGATCGGTAATGGCTCCGAGTGTGTTGCCATCGTTGATCCTTATACCTACAACTACAAGGGTAAGAAAGGTGTGTCGGCTGGACTCAGGGGTCAGGTGGTTGTGACTAATCTGATTCACTATGATGCACCACAAGCTAACGATGCAGAGTTAGAAGCACTAGAAGCAGTCTAATGGGTAAGCCGTCTCTCAATAATGCAACCGCACTGATAGACGGTGATATCCTGGTGTATCGCGTTGGGTTTGCCAGTGATGATGATGACGAGAAATTCGCTATCAGCCGGATGGGTCACTATGTAACTAACTTACTTAGGTTTGATTACGTAGATGACTACTTTGGTTACATCACCGGCAGGACCAACTTCCGGTACAAGATAGCTAACGAGAAAGAGTACAAGGGGAATCGTAGTGGCGCGAGAAAGCCTATTCACTACGAAGCTCTGCGTCAGTACCTCATGGAGAAGTGGGGATTCGAGTTAAGCGAAGGTGAAGAAGCGGATGATGCAATTGGTATCGCGTCCTATGGTATGAGGGCGGGAGCCTTTTGCATTATGTCGTTAGATAAAGACCTCGATATGTTGAGGGGTTGGCACTATAACTTTGTCAAGGACGATCTTTATTACGTCACTGAGAAAGAAGGAATCAAAAACTTTTACCTTCAAATCCTAACAGGTGACCGGGTGGACAACATACCCGGACTACAGGGCATTGGTCCTGTTAAGGCTGATAAGATACTGAAGGATTGTAAAAACGAGAGACAATTATTCGCTGCGGTTTTAGAAGCGTATGAGGATAACCTTGAGTTACTAATTGAGAGGGCGCAACTACTATGGATACGAAGAAAAGCTGGAGAGATATGGATACCAAAGATTTCCCAGAGATAGTTTACATAGAATGGTGGGATGCTTTGTCTGATTGTGGCTGGGAAGACGATGTTAAACCTAACATCCATCCTGTATTAAGTGTGGGGTTTATTGTATCAGAAGATAAAGCAGCAATCTGTATCGCTGCTGCTATCTCCGATGGACAATCTAACTCAAGGCTACACATACCTAAAGGTTGGATCACAAAG